TACGTCTGCGATGTCTGTAACACTAACACCTAACATCTTACTGATGTATTCTCCACATTCTTTTTTGTATTCTTCAAGAGATTTCTTTTCTTCTCCTTCTTCTCTTCCACCCATAAATCCGTGAGATGTAACCAAGATACGTCCATCCTCATATCCTAAACCATTGATGTGGTTCTTCATGATAGAGATTTTTGTTCTTGTTGCAATTTTAACTTTTCTCTTATCTTTAGTGATTGAGATTTTAGTTGTACCCGCACCTTTTTGATTACCAAATAAGAATACAATACTTGAGTTTAACCAAATCGCTTCTCCACCTTTTGCTTTAATCTTTGGTTGTCCGAAAGGATTATCAGGTAATTCTACCCAAGGTTGATTAACAATAATTAATGTGTTTGTATAAGGTTTATCAGTCCTTCTTGACCCTGAAATACGTTGGTTGATACCCATTCCAATTTTATCGGCTAATACCGACGCATTGTGTTGTTTACCACCTTTACCATCGTAAGTCATTTTACAAGGAACTGAACCTACTGAATCCCAAAGTATTAATAAATCGTGAGGTAAGTCTCCCTTTTCTTGAGCATCTAATAATTCATTGATGTACTCAGTAATTTGTTCGATGTACTCGAAATCACTATTGAAAAGATAATCTCCGTTCTTATCAAATCCCATTAACTCCGCGTGGTCCCAACTCCATTTTTGTTCTGTAATTACAAATACAGGAACAATACCTTTCTTTTGTGCATCTACCGCTGATTTTACAAGTGCGGTTGTTTTTCCTGTATCACTATGTCCTAACAACATATTGATGTGACCCATTGCTGGACCTGGAATTCCTGTTGCATCTAAGAAAGCATCACCCAAATCGAAAAAACGGTCTGGTTTATATTCTGCTTCTTTTGAGAACTTCTTTTTGATTGCTGAAAAATCAGTCTTTTTTATACCTGCCATGTTGTTGTTTTTAAAAGGATGTTCCCGACACCAATGTCGGGAACATCATAAATTAATTAGAATGGTAATTCTGAATCTACCTCTTCATCTTCTTGTGGGTCAACCACAGTAGTAGGTTTTTTAGGTGCTGAAATTGTTTCTTCGTCAGTAGTGTTATTACTTGAAACGAATTTGTTTTGATTAGAATCCCAACGTGGAACTTCACCTCTTGCAACCATCTCTAAATAATCTTCACCTTTCTTAGAGTAAACATCTGACCAAGTTAATTCATCATCTAACCAAGCTTTCGCCACGTTAGAATCTGCGTGTAACGGACCCATGTCTTCAGGAATAACTGAATTGATTACTGTGTATTCTTTACCTGTACCCGCCTTAGTTAAGGTTAATGATAAAATCATATCACGTCCTTTTTCAGGGTCAGTAATATCACCTTTGTTACGGAAGATTGGGAATACTTTGTCTAAGATACCGTCACCCTTTGCGTTGTGTTTAAATCTCCAAAATTTAACACCATCATTTTCGTGGTCTCTATCTATAACTTTTACGATATAGAATTTACGAGAACGATATTGACGAGCAGCTTCTCTATCTGCCTCAACACCTGTAGCCATTAAGGCTTCTTGAACTTCGTTCAATGGTGAACGTTTTCCTTCTTGTTTTGGGTCATATAATTTAACCCATTTTCCATCCACTTGAACTTCGTGGAAGTAGACCTCAACAAATGGTGAACCACCATCTTTTGTAGGTAAAATACGAATACGTCTTTCTTCTCCCTTAGAACCCTTAGGTAATACGGTAGTGAAATAACGCTTCATTCTGTCTTCTGAAGACATTTTGTTAGAATTGCCACTTGTGGCATTTTTGTTTTTCTCGTACTGTGCTAGTACTGCATCAAATGTTGACATAATTAAAATTTTTTATTTATAAAACTGTTATAGTAAAATATAAATAAAAAAAACCGAATTAAGAAATCCGGTTCAATTATTTTTAAAAATGTTTTTAAGTCTTATTCTAAAGTTAATAGATATGATAATTTGTTAAATAAACCTAACATTTCATCTCTAATGTTTAAAATGTCCGTATCGGTTGGTTCAAATTGTTCGCTATATTGGATAAGAGCATTTTTCACAGTATTAACCATTTCCTCAGGTTTTAACTCTGATAAATTAACTAATGTTATTGTATTTGTCTCATCATCTAATTTAAAACGACCATATTTTCCCATAGCCGCTTCAACGAAAGTATCCGTTAAATCACTCAAAGTATCATATGTGTTACCGAAAGCTTGATGTCTTGAATAACCTTTGGTTTGCCAATGCATCACCTTTAACTGAGCACTTAATCCTAATAAAAAATTTATATTAGAATTGATATTCATCAGGTGTTGGATTAAAAGATGTTTTAACTTGGTCAGGAGAGTAATTACTTACCTCATCTTTAGTAAGAACATATTCGTTTTTACCACTTGCTCTCATTTCCCCTTGTTTGTGAGCGAAAAATTCTTGTGGTTTTTCGTTAAATGGATATGAATCTAATGATCTCATTTCTAATTTCTCAACTGGAGTTTCAGGTTTCATCTGTTGAACTTGAGTACCTAATTGGTCAATTTTAGCCATAACAGCATCCATTTGACTTAATTTAGCTTCAAGGTCATTAAGTTTACTGAACACATCGTCCATTTTACTTACAACCGCACCGTGGTCTTGTTTATTAGTTTCAATGTCTTTTTTAATACTCTTAGTCATATCAACTAAATCGGTAATATCAATTTCCTCTGTAGTATCACCTTCAGGTAATGCTGGTGCAGCTCCCGCGTCAGCCATAGGGTCCATTGCAGGATCTGCAGGTGGAGCATCTGTAGGTAATGCCGCAGGGTCGGCAGGTGCCGCCGCAGGGTCTGCAGGTGGAGGTAATTCACCACCAAGAGCATCTTGTTCCATTATCATCGTTTTACCGTATCTATTGATGGCTTTGTAACGATTTAATTCTTCTTGTAGTTTTTGTTCTAACATGGCTTAATCTTGTAATAATTGTCTACCGTCATCGGTAATATATCTTTTATTTATTCTTTCAACGATTCCGTCTTTTTCTCTGATAGTGTAACATTCTCCTGTTACCATATCACATTCTTCCCTTTCCATTCCGTCATGGGAAACTTTTTTAACGTTTTTAGGTGTTAAAAAATTGTCTATTGTGTTATCTAAATTATTTCTCATATTCATATAAATATCTCAATTATTATTAATATCCCTTCTCCATTGTAAAATAAACAACTTGTCCGTCAGTTAACCCTAAATCAGTCATTAATTTCTTGGATAATGCAACCCCAAAACCCGAGACATTTGGTCCTCTATGAATTGGACCCCATATATTGTCCGGCCTAATTACACTATTGTCGGTTGGTTTTTCAATTTGAAGTGGTTTAACTATAACCGTTTTGGGTGTTTTACCATTTGGATTTACAAATGTTGTTTTAGCACTTATAATTAAACTTGGATAAGATGATGATAAATCAAACTTTATAGAATAGAATTGATTTGTTTTATTATCCTTTATATCTTGCCAATATATTTTACCCGGTCTTTCAATTACACCCGAATTTACCGTTTTAGTGGTGATTCGATTTATAATCCCCATTTCAATGTCATAAGCTGGTTCGTAGTTTTTACCACCCATAACACAAGCAATTGCTCTAAGATATTTGGTGCCGTTATATTCAACTTCTTGAATATATTTTTCACCATTTCTACCTCCCCAATTAACTCCAAATTCATTAACTCCTGATGTGGATTGTAATTTTTCTCCTTTAGGTGCAACTTTAGGGTCACCCATATCAATAATTAGTGCTCCGTTCTCCGTATTAAGTATTTTTTCAGTTTTTGTATCTCCAGATAATACTAAATTTTCTTCTTTAACTCTATTTTGAGCGGCCTTAGTTATTTTATCAAATAACACTCTGTAACTTGATAAGAAAGAATCTTTTGGGTCAGGTAAAGAAGTGTATGGTATTCTTGTTCCTTTAAATACGGTTGATATATTACCAGGTTTTATATTATGTGAAACTTCGGTTATCCAATATGAACCTCTAAACATTGGTATGTTCTTCAAGTAAAAATACATTGTTGGTTGTATCATAACATTACCCATCATCGTTACCTCACAAGTATATGACCTCAATCTATAGATATCAAACAAACTTGTGTCTAATTGGTAAATGCCGGCACCCGATTCTGAACGACCTAAATTTTCAGTTGCGGCCATTGATTCAGATGTTTCTCTTTGAGATGATTGGTCAAGTTGAACTCCTTTAAATAATGCTTGATTTTCATCCCCAACACTTACTTCAAAAGCAACCACCTTATTTGATTTATATAAATCACCGACTTGGTTACCAGCATCTATTGTTACAACAAGTGGACTTTGTGCGTTTGCAAATAAGTTACCACTATCATTTTTAAATTTATTTTCTTTTGCCTCAATGTCAGATAACTCCAATCTTTTTGATGTAGGTCCCGTATATTGAATAATAATTTTTGGTGACGATTCTTGGTAATCAACATCTAAAAATGTTCCGAACAAATTTTCTGCAACTTTTTTAGAAGATGTTGTTTTAGATTTACCATTAACGTTAGTTCCATAAAAATTAATATATGCCGGTAATGCTCTCATGTCAAAACCCGTTCCTTGAATTAACATGGATATTACACTATATAAATTTGCTTTATCATTTTTACGGTCATCTAATGGTAATAATTTTTCCAAACTAATATATGCAACATCACCAATATCTTTGTTCGCTTTATCAAAAAATAAAAATTCTTCCATTAATGACCTACTACCTAATGAATTACCTGAAACCCATTTATCATTAAATGTTTTAAAATAATTATATTCTTCAAGTTTTAGGATTTGATCATTAAATCCACTAAAAACAGTTAATTGATTTTTATTTTCTTTGGTTTTTAATGAACTAAATTTTCCAATTAATTGCACTAAATAAATCGATAATCTATCCGACGCTTTGGTTAGTACATTATCTATAAGATATGTTCGAAATGCGGTTAACGTATTTGTACCTCCATTTTTAATATAACCAGCATATATTAGTATTAATGGTCTAAATTGAAGAATGTTGCTTTCACTAAGTTCAATATTTAAATCTTTGAAAAAATTTAAGTACTCGTTATTAATAGAGGTTCCGCTTACATATGGTCCAACATATAATTCCACATATTTTGTGTCTCCCGATTGTGTTGTTAAATTATATGTTCCATAATTAAATGTGTTAACATTATCAAATTTAGCCAAACCATACCAAACATGTGGGTTAATCTCTTTTGGATTACCCATAGTTAATTTGATTAAATTATCGGCCTTTAACATTTCTGTCGTTATTGTTTCTAATTTAGATAATTGTTTCTTTTTTAATTCTTTAATTAACTCACCAATATCCTTCTGATCATTTTGTGTGTCTATTGATATAGTAACAATTTCTTTTAATAAATCTTGAAACTTATCATATTTTAATGTGTAAACTTCCTTTGTTGTTCCTGTATACGGTGGAAATTTGTGATAAGGTATTTCTTCATTAACTTTCTCTGTTGAAAATTCTATAAAACAAGATTCAAATTCATCTAATATTGATGGACTAAAAGTTCCAATCAAATCCATCACTTTTCTGTAGTCTGAACTTAATCCAAATTTGTTATCATCAGTTTTGGTGGTTCCACTAACATATGATTTAACATATTGATTATAACTTGGGAAAGTTGCTCCACTATAATTTGTTGTTTTAATATCATCGTCAGCCCATACAACTCTAAAACTTGATTGTATTTTTGAATTATATCCCGAAACACTATATGGTGCACTTTCTTTTGGGTTACCTCCTACAGAAGGCAATAAAGTATAATATTTGTAAAGGTCAGAATCTGTTTTTGAATTATTTACAAAATTGGTGTAATATTTTATACCATCACCATATGTTTCAGTCTTAGACTTTATTACATCCTTAGTTACATTTGCATTAAAAATTGTAGACCCTGTATCAGATATGGCATAACCATTTACTATTTGGTGAAATATTGAATCATAAAAAGGATGTAATCCAATATGTTTACTTGTAATATGAGAAACAGATTCTGAATTTATAGTATATGTACTTCCAGCTCCATAATCAAAAAAATCACTTCCATTAATTGGTTGTGTAATATTATTTGTTAAAAAACCAGATAGTATATCAACATTATCTAAAATTTTCTTCTTATATCTATGATAAATTGCACCCCACTTTAACATTAAATGATATGGCACATAATGAGATGCCCCTATTTCTTTAAATAAACTAGACATTCTTGTTTTCTCCTGAAGTATTATATTTTCTAAATCTTTAAATGGTAATGAATTTAATAAAAGATAAGCCGAACCCGAATATTTTCCTAATGGACTACTTTTTTTAAAATCCGTATAAAGTTGTTTGTGAAAATATGGAGTGTTTAGAATATTAGTTTTACCATTACTTTGTGTGATATTGAAATTTTGTAAAAATAAATTCTTAGTATATTCAGACTTAATCCACATTTCAGAATTACGTGAAGTACTAACTAAACCTTCTGTTGTGTCAACATTAGTAATGTTTCTTAAATTTAAATCGTCTAAGTTATATTCTTTTTTATCTAAATAATTTAAATAAAGACTTGAGTTAAATGGATATATAGATTTTCTATAACTCTCAGGTTGATAGTTTTTTAATTCTTCAATTAATTTAGTATAATTTTCATTTCTTGACGGATTTGAATCAATATTGTATTGAGATATTTTAAACGGAAACTCCTCCAAATTTTTTATATATGGTATTGTTGGTAATTTATCTTGAAAATATGGATATCTATCAAATGGTGAAAATGATAACATATAATCAGTCAATGTTGACGCACTGTTAATGGTTTTCATTATATCAACAATATCAAAATCTTCTTCTAATATTTTTTGTAAATTATCAAATTCATTATTTGCCAACTCAATTATGGTTTGACTATTATATGAATCCAATAATGTGGAATACCTTGCTCTTTCAAATATCTCATAAAGTAATCCTGCCATAGATTTATCCATGTATGGTTGACTACTTTCAATTTGAAATAATGTTGCGGTTTTATTTAAATTAATATCGGGTGAATTACTTTCAAATACATAATTAATCGCACCCACTCCACCCTCTTTTTCCGCTAATGGGTCAGTTCTTTTTGTTGCAACAGACTGATAGTTTTCAATAAAATCAACTTCAGGCCACATTGTTTTGTCATCAGCACGTAATATTGCCCTTAAATCTGAATCACCAGGATATGCAATAACACTTTGTTTGTTTGATGTAATTTTTCTAATTTCAGGCCAAGGATAAATGTTATCACCTTCAGATTCATTACTATAGTTATTAACTAAGTCTTTTCTTTTTGATGACGCTTCAAACGCTTTTGTATGTACATCTTTTAATAATCTAATGTATACATCTGCGTTAGCCATGATTACACCAAATATATTACGTATTGTAGGTTTGAACCCAATACCTTTTAACGGGTCTTTAATAACTTGGTTCATTACTTCCTCAACATACTTTTGTAATTTATCTCTTTGAGCTAAAAATGATTTTTGTATTTCATATATGTCACTTAACAATAAATCATATGCTATCGAATACTTCCCTTCTTTTGATTGGTAGTACTTAGAAATGTCTTTAATTTTATTTAAAAAATTAAATGTTTGTTGTTTAAAATCAATCCCCGATTTGTTAATATAACTTGATGAGAAATCGGCGGTTTTACGAAGTTCTTTTACTTTATTAGTTAAAATAAATTCTAAAGTTTTATTATCAGTTGCATTTGTAATGTTATCTAACTTACCATTATTTTGGCCGGATAAATAATAATATTTTATTTTTGATGTTGCATCAATATAACTGTCGTTACTTAAATATTTTTTACCCCATTGAACCACAGCAGACTCAAAATCTTGTACAATTTTTTCAAATTCTTTAATACCATTAAAAATTTTCATATCAACCTTTTGGTCAAATATTTCTCTTTCTAATATGTTATCAAGTGATTTGGCAATGGTAATAACTTCTCTTAATGTCTTGACGGGAAAGTTTTTTGGTAAAAGTCCTTTCTGTTTATACTCACTATATATTGTTCTTAGTAAGGTATAACCTCTACTTGATTTTGATATTTTCTTTTGATATGTACCTGTATTTGTATTAAATGTTGATGTCTTTCCGTCATTTTCAATCATGTACATATATGGAGCATTCAATATACCCTCTAATGGTATATCATTTAAAAATGCATAAGTTGATCCAACAAATGTTGTTGAGATATCAAAATTACCATTAGAACCATTATACTTTGATGTGAATTTTGTTAGATGTAATCTATATCTAATTGCTTTACCATAATATCCCTTTACTGTTAAGTAAAAAATTGGCCACGGTAAATGAAAGAATGCTTTATATGGGGTGTTGTTTGGTGATTCAAATAAAGTTTTACCTCTAACATCTACAAAATTTATATTAACCTGTGGAATAAAATTTGAACCTTTAACGTTTATGTTAATACTTTCAATACCAAATGATTGACCTGAAGAATCAGCTTGAAAAAATTCACCCGTTCCAACTGTGGTTTTTTTACCGTCTTTATCTGTTACAGTTTGTGTTTTTTCTGTTGAATTAAAAAATGAATCTGTCCAACTTGTATTAAAATCTTTACCATCTTGTGCTCTTAAAAAACTAAGATTTCCTTTTGCTATCGACAATAATGTGGTTTTAGCTGAACTATCTCCTGAAGCCGCAAGTGTTGTTCTTGGAACTAAGTCAGCCTCCAAATTAACATACATAACCAAATTTTCCTGTTTCACATTTCTCATTTCCACATTGGGACCATTTGAAACGCTATTTGGGTCAATTAAAATTACATTGTTTTGGTCAACTTTAACCAATATGTTTTCACCACTATTTAAATTATTGTTCGCCATAATATAAGTTATACAATTCTACGGCACTTTTGTAATCTTGTAAAGTGTCAAGTAAAGGAAATGGTACTCTAATGTAGAAATTATCAGGTATTGTAAATTCAATACTACCCGCTAAAGGATTGGCCAACAAGATTAACCACCCATATAATGGTGTGTTGTAATATTCTTGTGATAATTTATCTAATCTATCTTTACCTTTTTTATATTGAATATATTTGTCACTACCTTTAATTGGTATTTCAATGCCAGGAATTATTCTAAAATTTCCGTCTTTTACAAAATATTGGTACCTATCGAAATATTGTCTACTCATGGTTTATAAAAATTTAATGTGGTCCCCAATTTATTTTTATTTATGAAAATATTATTAGCAACTAATCCTTCAGCATCATCTGTCATATCCACCGTACTTGAAATTTCAAATTCAATAGGTTTATCATTTGGTCTAGTTGGGAAAGTACCCAAATAAAATGTGGTATCGTTTGCGGTGTTATCTGCAGGTTCTTTATAAATGAACTTCTCTAACATGTCGATAACGTTAATAATTTCATCAGCAGAGAATATAGGCTCTAATCTAAATTTTTTACGGATAGTTTCTATGTTACCAATTAATAATATTGAAAATATATTTTTTAAATCATCAGAAGTAAAACTTAAAGTTGTATCTGTAAAATCAAAATCATTATCTAAAACTGATATGTATTGTTCGTTTGCAGATTTCAAATATGTTATTGCTGGTTTAAATTGATTATAAAAAGTTGTACCGTTAAAACCTGTAAAATCATTTGTTTTAGTATATGTTAATCCTGAAATTTGAATGTCATGTCCATATGTTACAAGAAAATTTACTTTATCTATAACTGTTATTAGTTCATTTCTTGCAATTTGAACATTTTTTATTTGTTCACTTTCGAGTAACGTATCAAAAGATTGCATAACAATAGCCATTATTTCATCTTTTAATATATTATCATATAAATCAACTTTAGGGTCACCTAAATCAAGAAAATCAAACACCGAAGAACTTAATGGAATTAGTTGAATTGCGGTATCCATAGCTCTTCTTAAATTATTAACTAATGTTGGTAAATCATTACCTGTCGGATATTCTCCTAATATTGAAATAGGAAAGTCACTCATATATGTTGTGTTTCCTGTAATTGTATTAATTGTTCTATATGTTGGTGATAATAAAATGTCTCCAATTTTTTTACCATATGTTTTAACAATATGTGTATATGCCGATTGATATACGTTTGTATATTGACCGACAGCACTATAAACCGAAGAAACTAAAATGTCATATTGTAACTTTGTTCCTGATATTCCTGATAATGTTCCAAGGTATGTTCCTTCGGTTACCGCACCCTCATTACCATTTTTCATTTTATCTAATTGGAATTCTGGTTTTTTTGTTAATTCTTCCAAAAATTCTTTAGTAAATTCATCAGTCTTTTTACCACCCATAGTAGTTGTGGTTGAATCAGACCTTTCATCATACATTTCAGTGTTTGCAAAGAAATTAGATGATAATGCATTTTGTAATCTTTCCACAGGTTTTTCTAAACCTTGACCACCGATAAAACTAACTTGTAATTGAACCGTTGCAATCATTGGTTGATATCCAATACCCTCTGGATTCATATCCCATGGACTATCGTCATAACTAATATTAATATCACGAATGATAATTTTAGAATGATAAAAATCACCAATTCTCATAACACAAACAGGTGGTGGACCAAACGATGTGTTTCTTGCATTTAAATCCGCATTATCTGAGGTACCCTTAATTGGAATGGTATCACCAGGTCTAACACATTGTAATAAAAATGTTAATCTACTATTTAAACCTTCAGGTGTTGTTGAGTGAAATCCTGGATGAAAATATTTTAATTTTTCTTTTAGTGATGTAAACGCCACCGGTGATTTCTCCTCTAATTGTTTAAAATAAAAACATTCAGATAAAGTTTTCATGATGATTCTTTTCATCACATCTATTGTTGGTTTTGAATTATATATTGTTTGTGGTTCGTCCTCTTCAATTTTAATCTTAGGTATTGTAATTGTAGTGGGTTCTTTTGTTTCTGCAGGATTTGTACTAACTTCAATACTAACATTAGCCTGTCTACAAAAGAATGCAACAGGTGCCGTTGTTTTTAAACCGAATGTTGTATTTAATTTTGTCTTACAGTTAAGATTTTTTTCACCTCCACCGTTTGATAACACCGCACTTTCACCCTCGGTTTTATGTACAAAAGTTATTACACCTTTATTACCAACATAACCAAAATCTTCAAATGTGTAGCCAAATGGAAATTGTGAAAGTGGGAACCCCTTTTTTTGAAAATTTGAAAACTCTTTTTTAGATGGCCACTTTAAATTTGGTGTTTTATCTTTTTTAATTTTATCAAAAATATCAAGAATTATACTATGAATTCTTCTTACACCTAAATAAAAATTATACGTGTCGTCAGCAACTTCTGATGTTGATGTAAAAATTCTAAAATTAACTTCTTTAATATTATTTTTTTCTAAACCCGTTTTAATTTCATTAATTTTACCAATATATGAATTATATGTGTTAGTTAATTCACTAAATGCATTTGTTATTTTAGTTGTTTGCGTGTTTATTGTTGCAATAGTATTACCCGTTACTGTTGTGTCTCCAAATAATGTAATAATATCCGTTTTGTAATCTAGATTTTTTGGTATAAGTAATAGTTCAGTTAAATCTTCATTTAATTTATTACTATAATCTGTACTTTTTGATGAATATGCTGTAAATAATTCTGAATATGTTTGACTTGATTTTTCATCACTGCCACCAGCTTTTGGAAAATCATTATCAAAATAGAATTGTTTTTCAAATGGTGCTGGTTGATTAGTCTTTTCTGAATTTGTATCAGGTTTTGATATTTTAACATCCTCTGATGTATATTTGAATTTTTTAATAATCTCTTTAGGTGAACCCGCATTCAAATACGCCTTAATATTGTTTACATCATTCTGATCTAATTGTGTGTATTTTTGAATTAAACTATAAAAATCTTCATCTTTACATCCAGCAAAAAATGCGTTAATGTAATTTTCAGATTCTTCATCACTCATTCCACCAAAATGTTCTCTTACTAAAAGATTTAAAATACTTGGATGGTCAACAACAACTTTAAATGAAACTTGTCCACTTCTTGCTGTGTTTTGATATGTGTATACTGGTTCAGGTCTTCCTAAAAATGAATTTTCTTCCCATCTAGCAGCGTTTTGTTCACTTACCTTTAAATCGTAAGGTGGAAACCACATAACACGACCACCATTCGGACCTCTTTCACAAACAGGTAAATCTGAAACTCTGAATCCGTCTCTATTTGACGATTTCCAAGCTAAATTTTCAAAAGAAAACATATACTTTTTAGCTTGACCATCTTTAATGTTAGTTGAATTATCAAATGATTTTCTACCATTTGACATCGGTCCAATATTTAAATTCCAAGGTCTACTTCCACCACCCATTACACTGCCGTCATATTTTCTAATAATTGACGTTCTTTTCATTGTATCTGAAAGATGTGAATATGGTCTATCTTTTGTCCAAACTCTACAATATTCAACACCCTTTTCACCACCGTACTTATCTGTATACTTAATTGCTGAACCTCGTGATATTTTAACATCACCATCTTGGAATATTCTACTTGTTTGGTCAATAACATTTGCAACATGTGAACGAGCTGCACCACCATCTGATGGCATTGAATCCAATATTTCTTGTGTAATTCCTAATATGGAATCTGACCTAAAATCGTATTTTGTTGATAGGGATTCTGTTAATGCTGATGCACTATCCGCATATTGTTGATTATTAGCACCTAACTCATTTTTAGAGTTTTTACTAATCCATGATAATTTACCACCAATAGAACCACCTTCTGTATAATTTTTAGTTGAATGAAATAAATTTGCTGACACCTCATCAAATAATAGTGTTAAATAGTAACTACTTCTAACTGGTCTATCATTAAAATCATTCATTGCATATTTTACATCTTCACCTCTATCGTCACCAATATATGCAATACCTTTAGGTGCTTCTAACCCTAATAGATTTTTAACTCCTTGTGCCGCTTTATCAACATAACTAAATATTTTTGATGTGTTTTGTGATCTTGCGGTTGTTGTATAGTTTGGTGAATATTTTGAAAACGACAACAAATCAAATAATCTATTTTTCTGTCCTTGACCCATATGTTCAATCAATAGGTCTGAAGGTTTTCTATCTAATTTAGGACGTCTTTTTATTCCAATTAAGGAACCTAAAGCGCCAGTTACATCTTGATATAGTTTACCCAACTCCGTGGGTGCCACGGGTCTATAATTGATTGGATTTGATGGATTACTAAGGTAATCTCCGGGTATTGTTGAGAACGGTAATTGAATGCCAGATACTATCTCCAAAAAATTTGCAGCTTGACCTGGAATACTTAACGTATTATCTACCGTAATTTTATAATTTGATTCAATTAATGGTTCTCTACCTGTAATAATATTTACAGCGGTGGTTGTATTACCATTTAATGCATCAAGAATTCTAACTCTACCTAAAGTGTTTTTCGCAACATTTTGAGCAATTCTTGAATATACAGGACCATCTGTGTTATTTTTAATGTTATTAGCAGCAAATTTGAATAATTCAGACTCCATATCATATTGGTCTGTATTCATGATTCCAATCAAATTATATGATTGTCCATTAGTTGGAAAATATGGGTATAGGTTTAAATTAGACCTTCTTGGTAATGTATTTAAATCCTCTTTAATTGTGTAAATTTCAGGTTTAAATGTGTTGGAATTCTGTGGTATTAATAAATCTTTACCTCTATTTGTGTCAACGTTGTCTAAATCCTTATTTGCAATGTCACTTACATTTTGCACACCATAGTCCGCCTTGGTAAACGTTTGTGGACCATTTGGTCTGTTTAACGTTTTACCTAGTATTTTATCTCTAAAATTTTTGGTTGAATCAAAGTCTAAGTAACTTGGCATTATTCTGTTTTAATATAAATAGATATAAACTAATTTATCTTCCTTTAGCAACTGGAGGTGTTGTGTAATCTGAATCCGCTCTTGAACCCCAACTTGCAAATAAACTTTGGTCTTTTACAATTTCTCTTTGGAGTGCGTCCATAACCGCAGGAACTTGAACTTCATGTTTAACATTCATGTTCACATTTTGTGTTCCTTTATTTGTGTCCGCAACTTTTTTCTCAACTTCATTTTTAACTTGGTCTGCGGTCATCACTTCGTTTGATTTTGGTGCGTTAACTTTCGCCTTTTGTGCTTTTAAATCATTGTCTTTTTTCTGTTCTGCAGTTAATTGACCAACTATTTTTTTAACCTCATCCTCACTTTTTCCCGTCATCTCTTGAAACCATTTTGCTGATTTATCTAGTGACATACCAGTACTATCCGCAACCGCTTTAAATAATTTAACACCTTCAAGTCTTCCTGACGCAACTAAAAAGGTTAAATCTCTTCTAATATTTTCTACATCGGTTGCTTGTTTTCTAACAATTTCTTCAGGTGGTAATTTTTCAAATTCTTTTTTATATTCCAACAATTTATCCGCTTGTGAATCCGATAAGTCTTCCAAAGCAACAGATGTTTTACCAAAATAGTCTTGTAATTCTTTAGATTGTAATGCGACGGTCATTTTACCGTCTTTCATTTGTGCAATATTTGTTAAAAATTCTTTGTCTTCTGCCTTCACACTAAGTCCCGATAAAGATTCACCAGCAGTTAATCTTTCTTGAGCAGCAACAGCCGCGTTGGTTAATTCCTTATAATCAACACCTAAGGCTTTAGCCATTTCTTGAGCCTTTCTTAAATTAAGTCCCGTAACCTCAAATCTTCCTTGTGCTTGGTTATATGTTGCTAATGAACTTGCAGCACCAATTAACGCATCTTGTAATCCCTCCACATTATTTGTGGCCATATACATCAATTTAAGTGGATCGTTAAAGTCTCCTATTGCCCCACCTAACACTTGCAGATTTGCTGCCAAATCAATAGCTTTTTCAGGTGTGAATACATTATCCGCCAATTTAGAAACTTCAGCAATACTGATTCTAAATTCAGTCGCCTTTTGAACCATTCTTTCAAGTCCTTGAACACCATTTTGAAAACCATATGAATTTAATAACCCAATGTTTTGACCTAATTCTTTTGTAATTTTTTGTGAATTTAAACCAAGAGTTAATGATCTTGCACCAGCTTCTGAAACCGCTTTCACAACTCCCGTTGCCCCAATACCAACCTTTTCAAATCCGGGTATCATCTCAACAACCTCAGCAATACTTCCAACGTAAGCCTTAGCCGCTAAACCCATAGATTCAAATGTCTCTTGATTTATTAAATTAAACTTTCCAGATTGTTGAACTAATGAAACTGCCGCGTTTGCTAATTCAGAATATTCAATACCTAACCTTGCTAATGCGGGATATGCCGCAGATACTTCTTCCCTATAATCTTTTGATAATTTACCGGTTAATCCAGTTTTAGTATTAATATCTGTTAATAATAACGCTTGATTGGCCCATTCTTGATTTACTAAATCAATACCATATTTTGCAATATTTTGAAGTATTTGGTCTGATTTTAATAAAGAACCCTCAGCATTAAACGCTAATTTGGATAGTTGTTCTGCACTTATAACACTTTTACTGTCTCCGTATGAACCACCGGCCTCTTGTCCTTGTAATGCACCTAAAACTCCTTTAGATACTATCGATGCTGTTGTTGTTGATGATGATGATGATAATGATGATTTTCTATATCTTTCATAATCCTTAAGTGCAATAGGACCGTCTGTACTACTTAATGGGTATGAAACACGACTTTGTATTGCCCATTCTTTCTCAAACTCAATTTGTTTACCGTCTTTTGCTAATTTAATTAAATCCGCCATACATATAAATAGATTAGTTAGAGTTTTCTAATTCCATCATGAATGAAATAAAATATTTTCTAACATAGACTGGCATTGACATAATGTCCCCATATGAAAATCCTCTTTTCACTAAAAATAGTATCTCCGTTAATTGATTGCGCTTATAATCCGTAGAAAGGGCGAAAAAACTCTACCCCAAATCCAATTTCAAATTGGATTTCTTCTCCTGAAGGGGTCGTTGTTTTTTTGTTTAAATTGATTCCAGGTTTTTTATCATTGATAAATTTCCTGAAACTTTGGGAATCTTTTATTGGTAAATTTTCAATTAGGTTTCTGATATTCATAATATCTCTGTTACCTCTAATTGATTTAATCATGAATTCAAGTTGTTTTGTAATAATTGGTGCAACACCATTACCATTCCAACTCTTTTGAATTTCTTTTATCTCTAATTCTTGTTTCTGTGTCAAAAATTTAAAAGTAATGTCTATCTTACTTTTTTCCATAAAATATGAATATTCTCCATTTGCATCAGGAACCAAATCAAATGGTTTAAAATCCAATGAACTTAAATCAACCTCAATATCAAATGTCTTATCCGTTTTTGGGTCAGTCAATGTTAACTTATATTCCGTACCAAATGCGGTATTTCTTAAAAATATTAAAATGGCTTGTTTATCTTCTTCAATTAAATCATCTACATTCATATCTCTGTCTAAAACTTTTCTTTTTAAAAGTTCTGTAACAATTTGATTTGTCTGTATTAAATTTGGTGCTGCCAATATGTTTTCATCCGCAGCGGTTAAATAAGAAATTTTGAGTGATTTCTTGTTGTTGGCGTAGTAAATCCCTCGACTAGGTAATTCTACAACGTCATATGCGATTGTTGGGTCAATTTTATATTCTTCCATAGTATAAGTTTATACTATAATTACAAGAAAGTAAAGTTTATATATAAAAAAACCGATATCCCATTTCTGAGTTATCGGCTTTACGTATGAAAAAAATGTAATACTAATAAACTTGAATACATCTATCCATTCTTAAAGAAGCTTGGATAGTTGCAATATCGTCTCTTGAGTAGTCCAAATCTCCAAAGTTCAATCCTGTTAAGAAAGTACCTTGTAAAATCCATTTTTCAACCACAACACCTGTTGGGTCTAACATCTCAAGTTCAATGTCTTTTTTATAACCAGCCGCATATCCCATACGACCTGTAACCGATTCAGCATGTAAACGGAACCATTCCATTAACGCTTGTGATGCAGAAGGACCGATTGGGTCTTTAAACGTTACAGACATTTCCTCCCACTCAAATCTACCCGCTACGTATGTTGAAGTATTCAAGAATGGTATCTCTACTGATTTAATTTTTGCTTTTGGTCTAGATGTGGAGAACACATACCATTCATTAATTCCCAATGAAGATGGAAATCTTAAGATAAATCGGTTTGTTCTTTTCGGTTCATATGGAACCGGCATTTTCATTAGTAAATCTGCCATTTTGTATTTGTTAAATTTTTTGTTATTTTATACTTCTTATAAATATATCTATATTGGAAAATAATTTATTTTTACTATTTTTATTAAAGTACTTGATAATGTCAATTATTTTTCGTAGTTTTTTACAGGCTCCAGTATCTAGTTCCAGTATAAACTCTTATATTTCTTTATTAAATATAAATACTTAAATAACTAGTTCTAGAATATACTAGTATATACTGGGCCGAGTATACATTTATTTTTCTCGTAAAACGTTCCACGTGGAGCATTCCACAAACAAAAAAGGAGGTCTTTCGACCCCCTTCTTATTTATATCTCCTTTTAGATTAGATATTTTCAAATGAAGCTCCTGTTGGAGTAATAATGAATTCCAAATCAATAAATTCAAGAGAACGAGTTGGTTTGATGTAAATCTTACCTCTCAATGTGTTAGCATCAATATCTTCAGGAGAATTTGATACACTTACACGGAAATCATAAAGACCTCTCTCTTTCTTAATTGCTTCCAAAATTGGGTTTACCAATCTTAAGAATTCTTGTCTTACTTGGTCGTCGTTTTGTTCAAACAACAATCTAACTGCAACAGCTGAAATTAACTTTCTTGCTCTCAATAGTAATCTTCTTACGTTAATTCTATCTAAAGCCGATTCTCTAACTTGTAACGTTTTGTTACCCCAAATAATAGTACCTGTATCAGAGAATGTTGCGATTGGGTTAATTCTGTTCTTGTATAAGTCATCTCTTTCATCAAGAGTTAATTTTTTGGTTGCTTTAATTGCATTTACCAAACCTCTTGAATAACCTGCCACCGCGAACCAAGGATAAGAAACGTTATCTGTCAACGCAATGTTTCTAACAACCTCACCTGTTGGTGGAATATATAGTTGAGTTGCGTTATCTGTATCTCTTACTTGAATCCAAGGCCAATATGTTGCAGAATAGTTAGAATCAATTCCTTGTTCTTCTAAATCTGAAATAACATTTGCTGATGCTGATTCATTTGGAGAACCAATAATATAAATTGAATCCGCTCTATCATTTTCAACCATGTCAATAGCTTGTGTAACTAAAGATGAGTGGTCAAAGAAATTGATACCTGGAGTTGCAAATACGTTAATATTAACAGCCTCAGGATTGGCAAATGTTTCAATACCCTTTAAATAAGCGTATAAATCTGAGTTAGCGGTACCAAATGCGGTTCCAAATAACCCTCCATTTGTTGTATTACCTGATGTGTATGTATTTTTTCCAAAAACATACGCGTCTATGTTTGTTCTTGTTTGTCTATAAATATCCCAACCATCATGACCACCACAAACTGCAAATGTAAATTTACGATAGTTAATTGACGTTAATTTATTTCCATCTCCACCACTTTGTCCTTCTAAATCATACGGAGTACATTGATATGTTGTTCCTGTGATTGAGGCTGCGTTTGCTGATAAATGGAATCCATCAGTATAATTAATTGTGGACCCCGTACCTTTATATTTAAATAAATCGGTATCATAACTATAATAACCGTCAGAAGATAATCCCAATGATGTTTTTCTATATTTATCACCACCACTTGTTAATCCTGTATAACCTGAAAAAGTTGCTCCTGTGTATATAGTATCTCCAGCATCAAAAAATTTAGTTTTGTATAAAACACTACCCAATTTTGTAGACCCCGAAAGTGTTAATCCCGCGAAACCTTTAAATCCAGCAGGAAACGCGTCGACAGGTGCGTTATCACTCATTTGTAACATGATGTATTTTGAATTTAATGGATATTCACCATCAGATGTTCCGATTTTTCTCGCTATATAACCCGCAACATCTGGATTCATACTACATCTTGTGAATTTCTCCAATGCAATCACATTATCGTCAGAGTCGTTAAAATCACGTACCAATAAATCATATTCACCAGTGTCAATGTTAATATTTTGTATAGTTATCTTTACTTCAGTATTTGCAGTATCACCGTCTGAAATTGTAATAACTTCAAATAAATTATCAACTTTACCACCTCTTACTTCTGAAACAACCATTGGTGACATTGGTGTGTCCCAACCATCTGCAAAATTATTTCCCTCAGCGTTATATACTTCAGTCAAACTTAATCCACTAATTGAACCCTTACGGTAAAGGTTTAAATTTAAATTTGGATAAACTTCATGTACATAAACTGGTACATCACTATAAGATTTATCAAATGGTGCGGTTCCTAATACTTTAGTTATGTATTTTGGTGATGTTGTATCTAAACTACAAGTAAAAGTTTTTGCTCCACTTGTTACACCTGTCACATAAATTGTAAATTCAGACAATGGATTTGATTCTAATGTTGTACCACTAATTTCAAATGAGGTATTACCTGTAACTTCATATACTAAAGTTTCACCTGAATAATGTCCTCTTGACCTTAAAGCTCCAACAATTATGTTACTTTTAGTACCTAAAGTTTTAATTCCGAATGTTTTTCCTGCTTTATATCCTGTTAATCCCAATACTCTTGTTACGAATAATTGGTTGGATTCTTGTAAATATGATTTTGCAACATACCCCAATTCGTATTTTGGGTTACCGTCACCATATTTTTCAGGTGAAGTTGGTCCGAAGTATGTTTTATATTCATCGAAGTTTCCAATTAAAATAGGTTCAAATGCGGGACCTTTTAAGGTTTCACCCACTAAACCCAATGTTGTTACTCCGACGCTTTGTGCTACGAATGTTAGATCCTTCTCAGATGTGTACACACCTGGAGAAACGAATACTCTGTTTGAATTTGCCATCGATTTGTTTTTGGTTAAATGTTTTTATTAGTTATCTTATAAATATCTTTGTTTTTATCAAAGATTTCGATACTTTTTATAAAAAGATAGTTATTTATCTTTTTATATCTTTATTTATGGAAAACAAAACAAAAAACGTCAAAATCAGTGAAAAACATCACCAACTACTTAAAACCCATTGTGAAAAAAATGGATTAAAAATTTATAAATTGTTGGAAAAGTTCATAGAAGACCTATGTAAACCCAAAAAAGACATATATGGGGAGTCTTAATATAAGTAAGAAACCGTAATAACAGAACCAACAACAGGGGTTCCTAATAAAGTAATTGATTGTTCACCAACGGTATAACCTGACGCCTCGTCTTCAACTAATCCGTTAATGTCTAATGTGATTACACTACTAATTGGGTTTGATACGTTAAACGTAACTGTAGACCCGGTATATGTAAAAACTTCTTTATCGACTTGAATAACCTTACCGTAGGTATCTAATATAACGTTG